TAAAAGGATTATTGTTCCCATTTTTTATGTAGCATATGGATTATACTTATGAAGATGTGTTGGTGCAATGTGAGTTAGTTAAAGATCTTCTTAAGGAGGGTAAGAACAGAAGAAGTATGGATAGAAGAAACTATCTAATTGCACTTATGTATTACAAGTTTCATAAAACTGAATTTGTTATAGGAAATGTCTTTGATATGAAAAGAGAAACGGTAACTTCTGCAAAGTTTCACCCGTATCAATTACTTGAATATAGTGACATTAGTTTTATTGCAAATGTAAATGATCTTATGATTGCATTTCCATATGAGTTTCCTAATCATAAGGCCGGACAAGCTGATAAAAAATATACAGCAGTTATAACTCACTTTGATAAAGAAGCTAGAAAGAAAATCAAAAAGTATATGGAGTTTAAGGAGATATCAAGAATTGATATGGCAGTAAAAGAATTAACACTAAAAGCCTTGAAATTATGGGAAGGATGAAAGAATTTTGTATAGATTTAATTAATGCAAATGGAGGTATACCAGAAGGTATGACTATAGAAGATGCGGTTAGAATGAAAGAACTAGAAATGTATAATTGGCAAGAATATGAAGAAAGACAAGAAAGACTCAGATTACAACACATTGAATCTGCAAATCCAAGAGAGATTGCAAAGAAGATTGAAGCTGAAAGAGAATTTTCTAAAACAACCGGTGAAGGAAAAGCCGGAGAAAACAGTGAACAATGAAGAAGGGGATTAGAACTTGGGTGTTATGGTATATGGTATTTATGCATTTACTTGCTATTATAGGTAGTACAGGTATTGTATTATACATGTCTTTATGCTATCCTGGAGTATGGAATTGGATTTTACTAATGGTTATGTCACTTGTAAATTACATATTCTTTGACAGCATGTTTAAGCTAATAGACAGAATTATTAAAAGAAGAAACAGAAATTTTTAATTATGAAAAAGTTATTTTTATTGTTAGTGTTGTCAGCAAGTACAGCACATTCACAAATCGTTGTTAAAGAAACAACAAAGGATAGCACAGTATGGTATAGCAAACTTACAGGCTTACCTAAACTAACACATTTTTATGATGCTGAAAAGAATTGGTATACATTGTATTATAAGAATCTTGAGTACCAATATATTACTGATATTCATTATATACATTTAGGATCTAAAGAAAGTACAGTAGAGTTTTTTAATATCTTGAAGCAAGCTATAGTAGATAAGAAAGAGTTAAACTTTGAATTAGATGGAAAGACTTGGTTCTTAAAGACAGGATCTAATATGGCTTATATGTCTAGTACTGGAACAACATTTTTTCTTACAAATAAGAATCTTGATAAGATACTTGAAGCATTACAGTAATTGAAACATTTTATTAAATATCTTATAGTTTGGATAAGCCAAAACTTAGCCATACCTTTTTGGACAGTAGGTCACATACATTTGTTGAGTACTATCTATGAAGATGCTATTGAGATTATAGCTTCCTGCGGTATGAACTTAATAGTTGCCGCAGGATTTTTTATTGATTACTGGGACCAAAGAAAAAACAAGTAATATGGAAGTAATTATTAAATTTTCAGATGAAGATGCAGCAGAAGATGCTAGAGTAGCCTTAGATGGTTGGAAATGGAAACACGCTATGTGGGAATTAGATCAGCACTTAAGAAATGAACTTAAGTATAATGAAAAACTACCTCCTAAAGTATATAATACTTATGAAGAATTAAGAGATAAGATCCGGGAGATTTTATCTGATAACAACCTAACAATGGAATAAAATGGAACAGACAGCAATAGAATGGTTAGAAGATAATTTAATATCTGAACCTTGGGCAGAAGAGCACTTTAAACATAATTCAGAATGTTGGGATAAAGCCAAAGAAATGGAGAAAGAGCAGATGTTTAAAGCATTAGTTAAAGGTTCAGATGTTTACCAGGCTTATGATATTGAATTAGAATTTAATGAATACTACAACGAAACCTTTAAATCAGAATAATATGTATGACACTAAGAGATACAGAATTAATTGGTAAAAAGCTTGTGAAGTATGGATGTTATAGGTCTAGTACTGATCATCAACATTATAGAATTCATACATCTGGAGGAGCTATAGCAATACAGTTTAGACCATCAGGAAGTGTTTGGTATGCATTAATAGTTCATGATATAGATTCACATACCATAGTTAAATTTGATGGTCATTCAGCTGTATTTACTCCTCAGTGGGTGATAGAAGAACATGAGAAATTACAAGCAATGTTTAAATTTTTAAGAACATGACAAAAGAAGAAGTTGCAAAAACTAAGAAAAACTTGAAAAAACATGGATTTAAACAGCATAGAATAGTAAAAGGATTTTATATAAAATTACATAATGAATGCCCTATAACTATAAGTTTTAAAGAATCCCTTCCTGATACACATTTTATGTCAGTTGTAATGGAGCTTGATGATGATTATGATTTAGCTATAGGTAGTATTTTAGATTATGCTGAGACTGATCCTCAAAGATTTTTTGATACAGTAGATCATTTTAATGCAGCAATTAAATTTATAAACAGATAGTTATGAGTACAATAGCAATAGTAATAGTGGTAGTATTAGTATCATCAGGTCTTATAATATTTTCTTTAAGAGATGATGATGAAAATAATTGGGATCAATAATGGGTAAAAGAGAAGATAAAGAGTTAAGCAAACTTTGTGTAGCTATTTGTTCTGATCATTATGAGCTGTTAAAGAATGTGGATCATATGAGTTATACTTTTAACTTGTATGCTTCCGGTCCATATCATGGGCAGTATAGAAAGTTTATGTTTTATGCTGAATTAAAGCTTAATAAACTCTTAGGTTTAATTACTGCTGATGCAGTAGAAAATGTATTCAATATGATGATATCAGAAGATAAGGATAACTTCTATATTGTAGTACAGATAGTCAAACACTATATGAAAGAAAGACATGCTAAGTTTGGAGCTTTAATGGATTATAAAGGCTATGACTATGCCCGGCAAAATTATTCACAAGAAGTATTAAATCCAGCAGATTTCTTACTCAAATTAGTAAACAAATGACAGAAGAAGATTTAATAGATTTAGGATTTGATCAGATGCATATAGCAGATACTCAAAGTCAGAATGGATATGACTATTATTTTTATCAAAAAGAAATTTGTGATCATATAGTTTTATATAGCACAGATAGTATTGATGTAGAAGATAATAATTGGACAGTTAGATGTTGGGATATACCCGCAATTAGAATTTATTCAAGAGAACATTATATGCAGTTTCTTGAAGTTATTAATAATATAACTTGTTAATATGTTATCAGTTAAGTTAGTAAAGCAAGATGGTAAGTTAATCTATCCTGATGAAAAGGCAAGATTAGCTTACCAAATCTTTTTGGATAAACTTCCAGAAGGACAGAAAGTAGAAATGTATATTGGTCTAGCTGATGCAGACCATAGTATTGCACAACTTGCAAAAGTTCATGCATGTATTAGAGAATTAGCCAAAGAATCTGGCTATACTTTTGAGGAAATGAAAATACTGATTAAAGAAAGATCAGGACTGTGTTATGATGCAGGAGATGCTGTATTATGTAAATCATTTGCAGAATGTAGCAAAGAAGAACTTGCACTTGCAATTGAAGCTTGTATAGAACTAGGAAGAGATAATTATAATCTTAGCCTTCAGTAGGTTCTACATAACCTTCATCACCAGGTTGAAGAATTTCTTTTTCAGTATACAATGATTTTTCTTTTGCAACTCTTTCAATCTCAGCAATCAATAAGGTGATTGTATAAAAGGATCTTTCATACGGATTAAGTTCTTTATATTCTTTAGTAGTCATATTTTTTAATGACTCTTCTAATTTTTCAGAATCTTTTTCCGAAAGAAATAAGTATGCGGCTACTTCTTTTGCCATTAAGTAAAATCCTTTATTTACTTTAATGTCAAAGATTGCATCATCTTTTAGTTCTTTTATATTTATTGCCATAATGTTAGTTTTTAACAAATTTAGTAAAATATGAATAATAAAATAGACCTAGAAGAATTAAAGGAAAAATTATTATTAAAATTAGAACCTTCTGGTTGGAAACCAGTTTTAAAATCATTTATTGAAAGTTCTGATTTTGATAATATAATTAAACAACTTGTAAGACTTACTAAAGATGGTAAAAGATTTACTCCAACATTAAAGCAATTATTTAGAGCATTTGAAGAATGTCCATATGATAAGCTTAAGGTAATAGTTGTTGGTCAAGATCCTTATCCGCAATTAGGTGTTGCAGATGGTATAGCATTTAGTTGTAGTAATACTGGAGAGTTACAGCCGAGTTTAAATTTTATTCTTAACGAAGTTAACAAAACTGTTTATAAAGGACATCCAGGTAGTATAGACACAGATTTAACAAGATGGTCAAATCAAGGTGTATTATTACTGAATACTGCTCTCACAACTACAGTAGGTAAAATTGGTCAACACTATGTTATTTGGAAACCTTTTATGGCTTACATCTTTGATCATTTAACCTGGAACAATAGTGGTCTTGTATATGTGTATATGGGTAAACAAGCTCAAGAATGGGCGGATTGTGTTAATGACAATAATCATAAGTTTTTTACAAGTCATCCAGCCAGTGCAGGTTATAACAATACCAATTGGGATTCTAAGAATGTATTTAATGACATAAATGCTATACTTAAGAAAATGTATAATGAACAAATAACTTGGTAATATGGAAGAGATATTTGATAAACTAGTTAAAGTGGGTCTTACCCCAAATGCTTTTTACATATTGTATTGTTCTAAACATAAAAGAATACCTAATTCTTTTGTAAGTCACGGTTTAGAATCCAGAAAGTTACAAGTAGAAAAATGGTTAGATCATGAATTGGAATTAACAGAAAAAAGTATTAATTTTATTCAAGAAATTGATGCGTTTTTCAAGAAAAGTAAAAAGAAAACTTCTTCTAATTTAATGGGAGAATCTTTTCTTGAAATGATAAAGGAATATGTAGAAATCTTTCCAAACAAAAGACTAGCAAGTGGTAAACCAGCAAGAGTAAATGTGAAAACATTAGAGAATTCTTTTCGTTGGTTTTTTGATACTTATAGTTATGACTGGGACATCATTCTACAGGCCACAAGAAAGTATGTTTATGACTTTGAATTAAAGAATTATGAATTTATGAGAACTTCTCAATATTTTGTAAGAAAGCAAAATACTGATAAATCTTGGGATTCTGATTTAGCTACATATTGTGATATGATAATAAATGGGGAAGATGATTTTGAAGACAATTATTTTAAAGAAAAAGTGGTATGAGAACTAAATTATTACTCGGATTGTGTGCTATAGTTGGTTCAATATGTGGTTATTTTTTTACTCAAATAGTTATTGGTGAAATTCCTTTTTGGAAATACTTAATGATTGAGTTTATGATAACAATTATGCATTTTATTTATAACTATACCAAAGAAAAAGCATTACAATCTCAAACAAATGGATAATTATTTAAATATACAACCTATAAAGGTTAAAAGTAAAATTGAAGCTTTTGATGAAGCTTTAGTACACATAAAAGCAAGACAAGAAGGTAGAATAAGAAGTTTAAAAACCGGCTGGCCCAAGTTCAATGATGCTTTATTAGATGGGATAGAATGGAATACCCTTACAGTTGTAGGAGCTAGACCCGGAACAGGTAAAACATTCTTTGTTGACCAATTGTGTGCTGATGTGGTAAGTTTGAATCCTGATGAGGATTTCAGAGTCTTACAATTTCAACTAGAAATGCCAGGTAGAACTAGTGCCATCAGAGAATTATCAACACCAACTAAGAAAGACTATAAAAGTCTAAATAGTGCTGGTGCAGATATGTTATCTGATGAAGACTATGATAGATGTGTGGCTTATGTTGAGAAACTAAGAAGTAATGCCAAAGTTGATGTAGTATATGATCCATGTACAATAGAAGAATTTATGTCTACTATACATCATTATGTACAAAAACATACCAAAGTAGTTGATGGTAAGAAAAAATCTTCTAAGATTTTAATTACTGTTGACCACTCTACTTTGTTTAAAAAATCAGCAAAGGATAAGGATAAATTTGATATGCTTTACAATTTGGGTGAAGCAATTACTTTTATGAAAAAGAATTATCCTGTGGCATTTATAATTCTTAGCCAGCTCAATAGAAACATAGATAATCCTGATAGATCTGAAGATGGTAAGTATGGTAATTATGTACTTGACTCTGATATCTTTGGTGCAGATGCTTTATTACAACATGCCGATACATTAATTGGTATTAATAGACCTGCACTTAAGAAGATTAGATTTTATGGACCTGATAGATTTATCATTCCTGATGACACTACGATTGTATTCCACTTCCTTAAGTCAAGAAATGGTGATACAAGAATTAGTTTTTTCAAGTTGGATAAACAGCAGATGAAGATTGTAGAAATTGATACTCCTCCTCAACAACAAAAAAGTAAATAAATAAATATGACTAGAAAAGAAAAAACAGAAGAATTGTTTAAGAAGCACAGTCCTACTTTCAGAATTAAGAAAGTTGATGATCCATTCTTTACATTAAAAAGCGCGTATTTTATTAGTGGTAAACAAGGTAAGTACATTCAATTATTTGAAAGTGAACTCGGTAAAGATAAAGATATCTATATGGAGTTTGTAAAAAAGGACCTATCACCTGATTTAAATGATAGACCTTTAATTAAACTACAGTATAATCCTTTTTATAAGGAAGAGTATGATATTGAACATAAAACTACTGATGAAGGTAAAGAGTATTCAGTATTTATTGTTCCAGTATCTGAACTAAGAGTTGTTCTAACAAATGGTACAGAAGTTAGTTATGCAGATTATCAATCAGGTGTAACAGTTGATAGACAACAAACTTTATTTCCTGACTTTGAAGAAGAGTTTGGTAGTAAACTAGATACAGACATTTCTAATGAAGAAATTGCTGATGCTCCTTTGTCAGATATTACTATCAGAGATTTAGCAGCAATTATGTTAATGAAACCTGTTAGTGCTAGACCATGGTTAAATGAGTTAATTAAACAAACAAAAAGTGAGATATGAGTATAGTACTTCCAACAACTAAAATCAAAGCGGACAGAGTAAATCCTAAGAGATTGCTCATTTATTCTAAACCAAAGACTGGTAAAACAACTGCATTTGCAGGATTAGAAAACAATTTGATAATTGATCTTGAGAATGGTTCTGATTATGTAGATGCCCTTAAGATTAAAGTTAATAGTCTTAAAGAATTAATTGAAGCAGGTAACTCTATAATTGAAGCAGGTAGACCCTATAAGTATGTTACTATAGATACTGTAACTGCATTAGAGTCTATGGTTATGCCTCTGGCTGTAAAACTTTACCGAAAAACTCAGATGGGTAAACACTTTGAAGGTGACAGTGTAGTAAGTCTTCCAAATGGTGCAGGTTATGGATATATTCGTGAAGCATTTTTTAGTATTTTAGATTTTATTGATACCTTAGCACCCCACATTATTTTATCTGGTCACATTAAAGATAAAGTAGTTGATGATAAAGGTGAGATGGTTATGTCTGCAAATATTGATTTGACAGGTAAAATCAAATCTTTAATATGTGCAAATGCTGATGCAATTGGATATATGTATAGAAAAGGAAACAAAACTATTTTAAGTTTCAAAACTAATGAAGAGGTAACTTGTGGTGCAAGACCTGAACATTTGAGAAATCAAGAAATAGCAGTAACCGAATCAATTGATGGAGTATTAACTACTTCATGGGAACAAGTATACAAGTAATTAATAACAAATAAATAAATAAACAATGAGTGTAGATTTCACAGATTTATTAGAAAGTAAGAGTAGTGGTAAAGGTGGTAAAAAGATAACACCAGGTAATCATGTATTAAAAATCACTGGATTAAGTACTAAAGAGGATGAGAGATATCCTGAGAAGAAGTATATCTATCTTCATGTAGAAACAGAACCTATTGATGATTTTGAAGGTTTCTATATTGATAATGATCCTTCTAAAGGTAGACATCTTGGTAAGATTGGTAAAATCAATGCAAATCCTTTTGGATATAAAGATGGTACAATGCCTAGTGGTGAACCAGTTACTCAACAAAGATCAATGTTTATGTTTGTTATTAATCTATGTAAGACTCTTGGCATTACTGAATGGGCTAAAGAACAAAACAATAAACATACAACTCCTGAATCTTTAATTCAAGCATTCAATGAAACCGCACCATTTAGAGATGTTTATCTTGAATTTTGTGTAGGTGGTCAAGAATGGATAAATGCAGAAGGATATACAAATCATAACTTACAACTTCCTAAAGCCGCTGGTGGTAGATATTCTATAGCTGGTATTGAAGAAGGAAAGTGTTTAAAGTTTGATGCATCTAAACATATTTATGTTCCTGCTAATAGAACACCTAAAGTAGAGAATTTTAAAAATGATGATGATTTGGATATTCCTAAATCTTCAAGTGCATTTAGTTTAGATTAATTCTTTTATTTAATAATTCAAGGGGAGTTTTACGGCTCCCCTTTATTATTTTAGATTATGCTATCAACAGTTAACTTTGTTACTAGTGTTGTAGATGTTCCAAGAGAATGGGTGTTTGAATTTTATTTAAATCTATCTTGTAAATTATATGGTCAGACATTAAAGATTAAATCTGTATTTAATCCTGGAGAAAAAACAGAATCAATGTATATCTATTTTGATGAATCAAAAGGATACTATAGATACAAAGATTTTTCTTCCGGTTATGGTGGTGATGTCAGTAACTTAATAATGGATCTTTACAATCTCTCAAGAAAACAAGCAAATCTAAAAATTGTATTAGATTATTCTAAATATCTTGAAGATAATAAATATGATCCAGTAACTGAATATAAAGTAGCTGCAACATATAAAGTATCTGATTTTATGATAAGGCACTGGAATGTTCTTGATCAAGAATATTGGTTATCATTTAAAATTGGAAGTGACCAACTAAATACATATGAGGTTTTACCCTTAGAATATTACACACTTAGTAAAACGGAAGAAAGTATAGAAACTTCATTTACAGTAAAAGGTGAACATATTTATGGGTATTTCAAAAAAGACGGTACACTTTATAAAATTTATCAACCCAAAAACAAGGAGAAGAAATTTATTAAGCTATTAAATTACATTCAGGGATCAGAACAACTTACATTTCAGTCAAAATATCTAATGATTATATCTTCACTAAAAGACTTAATGGCATTTAATGCATTAGGAATTCAAAATATTGAAGGAATAGTTCCAGATAGTGAAAACAGCTTATTACCAGATAGTTTGATTCATTATTATAAAGAAAGATATAATAAAATTATTACTCTTTTGGATAATGATACTGCTGGTATTGCAGCTATGGAAAAGTATAAAGAGAAACACGGATTAAATTATATTATTCCACCTGCTGAAAAGGATATAGCTGATTGTATAAGAGCACACGGTATTGTAAAAACAAGAGATATGTTATTTTCACTATTAAAACAAGCATTATGAAGAATCCTATGTATGATTATGTTTTTAGACATAGAATTACAAAAGCTAGATTAAGTTTTGAAGCAAGATCAATAGAAGAAGCAATAAGTATATTAGCTACTATGGTTAATACTGTAGCGGATTGGCACATGAAAAGATACAAGCACAAATGAGTTGGTTATATGAAGGAAGACCTTTTAATGATAGCATGATTCCAGAAGGAGCCGTAGGTTTTGTGTATGAGATGGAAGCTGTTATTAATGGAAAGTCTGTAAGATATGTAGGCAAGAAGAACTTTTACTCTATTACAAAGAAAAAGTTTGGTAAAAAAGCTATGGCTCAAGTAACAGATAAAAGGACTAAAAAGTATGAGACTGTTACTAAACCCAGTTATCAAAACTATTATAGTAGTAATGCAGTTCTTAAAGAAGCTCACAAAGCTGGTGTAAAGATTAAAAGGTTTATGGTTAAGATATGTTTTTCCAAAATGGAACTTACATATTATGAGACTAAGTATCAGTTTACAAGAGAGGTTCTTGAAAAAGAAGAATTCCTAAATGGAAACATATTAGGTAGGTTTTATAAAATTAAATAGTTATGACAGAATTAGAATTGACAAGCCTCCTGTTTCAGTTGGCTGATTTGAATGTTACAGGTGTTAAAGTAAAATATGATGGTGCCGGAGACTCTGGTTCCGTAGAATGGATTGGTTTTACAAAAGATCCATGTAACACTCCAGAAGATGTAATTGATTATGTAGATGATTGGAATAATGAATTTTTATTAAGTAATCTAGATAGGGAACTTTATAACTTAGTTGAAGAGTTTGTTATTGATAAACTTCTTGATGATATAGAAGACTGGTGGAATAATGAAGGTGGTTTTGGTGATGTAGGTATATGTGTTCCTTCAGGAAAGTATGTTATAAATAATAACATAAGGATTATTGATCATGAAAATTACTTTCATGATGGAGATTTATTAAGTAAAGCAGATGAAGAATAATGGCACATCCTTTAGAACACTGTAAATCCTCAATTAAAAAATGGGGAGGAGAATGGAGTGATTATATAGCAATTCATAATTGGTTTGATGAAACTAAAAAATGGATTGGACATAGTAAACACAGAATGTTTAGACATCATAGTGAAGGTATATTTGAATGTGAAAAGGTATTTGGGATGTCTTTTACTAATTCAGATGGTAAAACTGTATATACTAGATATGTTGCAGAACAACATGTAAAAGAAGATTGCAACGGGTATATTCCTACTGCAAAAGAATGGGTGGATATGATTGCTAGTGGTAAACCTGAAAAATGGGCTATAAAAACTTTAAAAATTGAAGACTGATGAGTAAAGTAAAATTTGACAAAGAAGAGACAAAGAATTTATTAAACATGCTTAAATCTGAAGATCAGGATAATCATGTTATTGCATTTCAAGCATTAGAGAATACTGACCACAAAAAATATATTGGTGAGTTGCTAGTGCTGTATAAGTTTTCT